GCTTGCAGTTCGTCAATATATGCTATGGCCTGCAGCCAGGTGCACCCAACAAGCAGTTCGTCGTCACCGCAGCATCTGAAGAAGCAGTCTGTGTCGATCTGCCTCCCCCCGCAGGCAGCTTTCCATGCCATGTTTGTATAAGCCAGGTGTAGTGTCGTGTTGTCTTTGGCCGTGTCTCGCTCTCCGCTGGAGAGTCCCTGAGCGATTCTGACTCCATTGATGTAATGGTTTTGATGAGCGCGACACATCCAGTCTGCCGCCTGTGCCATTTGTTGCTTGCCGGCTGCGAGTAGTGCCCTGCTAGATATGGCTGACAACAGGCACCGTGTGAGTATGGTGTGTGTTTTGTTGTAGTCGGCATAGTCTACGCAAAGGACTAGTTTGTCTTCAGATGCTTGCTTCAATGCCAACATTGCTTCGAGCACATCGTTGGGACGCTGCCTCATCACGCTACCGCGTATTGAGTGTGTCTTCTCAGCTCCAGCGCTGGCATATGATGCTATCAGGTAGCTTGTGTCATTTGCCGCATGCAACGGCCTTCTCTTGAGCCCAGGCTCATTCTTGGTTGCTGCACGTGCATTAATTGCAGGGGTCTGTTTCAGCAGCTGGCCAAGGTCGAGTGGCTGTGTGGCCCACACCATTTTCTTGCTGTTGATCAGGATTTTCGGATCTAGATCACACTGCTCAGCCAGTGCATGCCAGTTTCCTGTCTTTTCCGAACTAGTTCCGCCCGGCATCCAGATGGCCCTTGTATTGCCCCACTGTGCCGGTGATTGCTCACCGGGACTCGTGCGGCTCATGGCCTCACCGACTACCTGGTGCAGTTCGTAATGCAGCGCTCTGTACCAGGCATCGCGGCTCAGCTCAGGACCCATCGCATGGGTGACGCTCACACACGACCGCTGCTCGATCTCGTCTTTGATGTCATGACCACGCAGGTCGCGCCCCATGAGCGTCTTGATGCGCCCGAACAAGACATACGACCCACTGGTGCCTGACATCCCACAGCCGGCCCTTCGGGTTATTTGTTCTGCTTCTGGTATGTCC